ATTGGATCCCACTTAGTAATATCAGCAGTATCCATCATGACTTCCCAATCATCTTCCGAAACACTTGATTCCATCCAGATTGAGACAGTTTCAATATTGAAATGACGTTTAAGTTCAGCCCATTCTTCTTTAGTGAAATAATCCGACTCACCACTCAATGCATTTATATACGCGCAATATTTTGGATGAATCCACTGACCCATATCATCACGCACAATTTCAGCAGGTTTTAATTGATTAATTTCCATCACGCCACCTTCAAACTTTCTAAAAATTCTGCTGCCAAGTCATGCATTAATAAGTTGCCTGACCCTGATTCATACCAAATGCCTAAAACACCGTTGTGTCTAAATCTTAAAATCTCGTTCTGTTCAGTTTTGCTGTAGACATCTGCGCCTATATCTACCAGCCAGTTTGAAAACTCTTCCAATTTAGATTTTTGAAGTGCAATTCGATTCTTATAACTTCTTGTACTTCCATATCTTCTTCGAAGAATTTGCCAGTCATTTAGAGGGGTAACTTTCATCATGCTGCCACCTTTCCTTTGCTACGCTCAGAAAATAGCTGCTTGTAGTAGTTTTGACAGTGCGGAATCTTGTCTTTAATCTTTTGAATAACCGCTTCGTCACGCTCAATAATCACAGTCGTTTTGCGCTCTCGAATATCAATTGCTTCGACAAGATGAACCAACTGATCTATGTCATCCCAATCTTTTAAAAGTTCAGGCGGGCAAGGGAATAACCAAAAATCAACATGCGCAACTTCGCAATCGTAAAGCCACATATACGCTTGCATCTGCACGTCATAGCCTGCCTTTTTGACTTTCTCCATCGCTTCATCTTGGAAAAATGGATGTGTGCCAATATCCCAAGTGACCTTTGTGTCGATAATGAGTTTTCGCTCAAGATCAAGCACATCACACTCACCAGTGATTAACTCATTTTCAACACGTCCTACGTGTTTTTGGTAGTTGCGAAAACGCATCTTGCCTGACATTTCAATTGCTAAATCTTCTAGCAAGTTGCCTTTTTGCGTGTACTGATTACCTGTGAATGAGCGAAAGCCGTATAGGTCCTCTTTCACAATGTCACGGATAGCCGATTTTGCTGTGTCGCTGATGACAGCCGCTTTAGAGCGACCATCACCAATTAATTTATGTAGAGAAGAACAGCGGAATAGTTTCATTGAATATCCTCCACACTATTGAGTAGCAAAAGATCACCATCAACCCAAACAGCGTGCTGATACCCGTATTTGCGTTTCACAAGTTGAGCAATCACCTTTTGGTCTACCAATCTTGGTTTGTTTGGTGTTTTATTGGTGACAAGACCTGATGCATTACCACTGCGTGATGGCTCTTTAATTGCAACAGTGTTTTCAATTTCCATCACTGAGCCTCCACTGCCACACGTTGAGCATCTGTTAGCGAATACCCATCCAAGATATAAGCCTTATCAATCGCATTAGCGTTTAGCTGCTCAAGTGCTGCATTAAACTCATCGTCATTCAGCGTTGGTTTTGGTGCTTCCAAGTCTGCAATTGATTCTTGGTGGTCGATGTAGTCAAACTCATCTTTATCCACATCACGAATGATTGCCTGGTCTGCCATTTGTGCTTTTTGCATATCAATCGAAAGTGGTGCTTGCTTCGACAAGAGTAGTTTTAAGACTGTTTTAAGCGCCATTGCTTCAAACTGGTCTTTCCACACGCCATAACCTTTTTTGGCTGTTTGGCTGTACTTATTGGCGTGCTTCATTACTTCTTCTTTACTCATGTAAAGTTCAGCAGTGAAGCCATTAATTAGCTTGAAAAACGCTACATATCCGATAGGGTTGCCATTTGGTTTAACTGACCAATCAAACTCATAACCAAGCAGCGGGTTTTCGCTAATCAACTGCCCATCGTAAACAGGTGTTGCAGCAATGCGGCTGAACTGACCAGAGCGTTGTGCCAACTGAATGTAGCCTTTGTAACCGAGTTGAAATTGAGCTTCAATCTTGTTTTCCTTGTTGTTTTTAAAAGGAACAATGTAGGCAAAACCAAGATTGTTATTGATTGGCAAGTTCAATGTTGCAGCCATACATGCAGCACTAAAAATAGTTTGTGGGTCGGCATTTACCAGCATCGAGTTACTGTTCACGATCTGCAATACAGATGTTGCAAAAGCAGGAGCATTCTTGCCAACAAGTTCTTTTAACTTTTCCTGAACCATTGGCTTTGCGAAAAAGTCTTTAGCGTTGTGTTTTACTGGTGCATTCATCTTCTAATCCTCAATATTCGTAAGAACGTTCTTAGTCTTCTTTAATTTGTTTAATCTTATTTTCCCAAGCTAGCTCTTTTAACCACTCATTTAACCTTTGAGCCTGTGCTTCTGTAAGCTTGAATTTCATCCCATTACTAACTTCGTATTCCGAAAAATCTTCAACCAAAGCTAGTGATTGTGTATCAACCTCTAAATAATCAAAGTTAATATCAACTGCGTTTTGCGGATCAGATGAAGCGTTATATTCAAAGCAATCTTCTTTCTCAGATGCTTCAATCACCCCAGATACATAAACAGGGAAGCCATCACCAGATACTTCAAGTGTGAAGTAGACAAAATTCGCTTGAGTTGTAAATTCATCAGCAAGTGCTAGTTCTGGAAATGAAGCCGCAAAAACCTCAGGTTTATGGAACATGTTCATTTTGAGTGCTCCTTTAGTTTGCGAAGCTGTTCAACAACGATTTTGATGTCTTCAACAGTTCGCCAAGCACCGTATTTAACAAATTCCTTGTGTTTTTCAGTATCGACAAATGTATTGCAGGTATATCCACTCTTGAATGCAGGATGAACGATAAAGTAAATATCACCAACCTTTGGCTCAAAAGGCGCTGGCACTTCGATTTCAAGTTTTACAGTACAGGGTTTGAGTCGGAAACTGGTTGTCTCAGAATCTGTAAATACAGAAACACCAAATATCTGAGCAGGTTTCCACTCTTTATCATGGATTCGCTTAACCTCTACAGTTTCACCATCAGCCAAAGCTCTTAACGCATCTGCACCGCTGATTAGGCCTTGTTCATTTTCAGTAGTTTGTGTTTTAGGCTTGGTCTTTTCCCACATTGCTTGACGCATTTCATGACGCTGTAACTCATCCCAACCTTGTTCGCGGAATATGAAAGACTTACCACTCGAGTCTTTATAAATCTGATCATCGCCTTCAGTTTCCCAATTTGCATCATCAATATCATTCCGATGCAAAACAACAAGATAATGGAGCTGGGGCAGGGTGAGTCCTATATAATCTTTGTGCGCATCATGATTTAAACTCAAAGCTCTGCTATAAAAGGGAGTATCACAGTGCAAACTCTCAACAACTGCAACAATAGTTGCAGGGTATCCACCAGAAGTGCAAACCCCCTTTTTATACCCAAGTGCAAAAAACAACTCCTGAGCTTCCCGGCTTTCAGCTTCATTGTTGACGCGGATTTTGTAGTTATTCATCTCACACACTCCACACAGCAGGGCAGATCACAGCGTAAAGCACGTATAGAGCTGCAATTAGCAAAAGGAAATAAATGATCATTCCAATAACGCAGTTTTTCCATGTGTTAGTCATGGCTGTGCTCCTAGTCTGTGTATGCAATGAATGAAAAGCGATTTTCAGTAACCCACTCGAAGCGCCCGCCAAATGTTCCATCAACTTCTTTTTTGAGCTGATCTTTAGACATTCCTCTCGGATATGCACCTATCTTTTTCATTGAGCTATTCGAATGGCTTTCTGTTCTAAATTCGACTTTTTCAAACTCAACAGAATGATCATTAAGCTTTCTGAGAAACTCATTTTCCCTTTGCTTCATTTGCAAATACCAATCACTTGGCGGTGTTGGTTTACTTTGTTCTTGAATGTTTTCATTTCGTGATGCCCAATCGCATTCGTTACACTGAACTTCGCAATGGCAATAACTGCAAGGTGGGCTGATATGACAACTACAACCTTGAGCATCTGTGTCTTTAACGATTGTTCCTTCACAACCATTACGACCGCAAATATCTTCTTCACAGCATCCGTGTTCTACATGGGTATTATTCATATCTGTCTCCACGGAGCGCTTAAATGCGCTCTCTAATCCCTGATTCGATAAGATCTTTAATCTCAACTACGTCCAAACGATCAACGTAAGCCAATACCTCGCCATCTTCGTCATAAACGCGAATGTCTTTAATCTCGTTAATTTCAACTTCACGCCAAGCTTGATAGCCGTTGCCATCAATTGAGTACTGAGCATCAAAATCAACTTCTAATGTGAACTTTTCATTTGCAGTTTGAAGTACTGCTTGTTCATTTTCAGGGTCGATTGATTCAACTTTGAAAGGAGCTGCAACCGTTACAGGTTCTTTGTTTGCTGGGGTAAATGCATAAGCAGCAGTTAGAGCACTAACTACTCCTACGAATCCCATGGATTTGACTACATTTGCTTTTATGTTCATACTTATCTCACTCATTGAGTAAAAGTCCCGTCGGTCAGATGTCTGGGACTTTTTTGTTATCTGGTGAGATTTATTAAACCAAAGGTATAAAATAAAAGCAAGCATAAATTAAACCATAGGTGAAAATAATTTATGATTAGGTTTAAATATGCTTTAATAGACAAAAGAAAACCCACCGTGGTGGTGGGTTTGTATGGTTAAGTTTGGCTACCTAATTTAGTGACGAAGGAATTTTGATAGGGGTTGAACTACAGCATAGTCAGAAAGGATAGCTTGCTCCGCTTTGTATTTATCATTCTCAGTATCATCAATAATAATATTAAAGGAAACATTATCATTTAAGTTTTGAGTATCGATCATTTTTCTCAATTGATAATTTGTTTTATTCTTATCTGCTTGTATGTAATCAATAAATGTACTGTTGTGTGAAAAATTAAAAGGGTATTTCTCCCCAGAGCGACCAGCAAGTTTAGGGCTTACCTCAATTGAGTGAAATTTTCTTTCTAGCACAACTCTAATTGAATCTAGAATTTCATCAATTGCTTGATGAGATCTTGATTTGTATTGGTAATTGATTAGCTTTCCAAGAAGTTCAGTATATTCAATTACAGTAAAATCTAGTTGTTTTATTGATGTCTCGGCAACCAAACACCCATCTTGTACAGAAATAGATTCATACATTTTGCAAAAGTATTTAATTTTATCAATCGCATCAAAATTTTCCACGCATACAGATTCTTCAAAATGACGAACATTTAGTCCATAGTCACTTAGAATAATTTGATCTCGTGTATTCTTATGCGCATAAACTACTGCTGGAGACCCATTTGGAAAAACTAGGGGTAGAGTGAAGCCACAAGAATTTCCTTGATCAGAAAACTTTTGGATAAAAGCATTCAAGACTGTATCTGAAAGATGTGCACTCATAGTAGCAACTCCCCCGCAAGAGGTTCCATTATATCACTCGACCTAATTTGCAAATTAATATTTTTAGCAAAAAGTTGAAACCATTTTTGCCAATCTTCAAGATTGTAAGATAAGTCAATTTCAAATGAGTCATCAAGAAGATGAATGTGTGGTCCATAAAAAACTTCACGCTTCTTTTTATCAACATGAGACCGCTGATGTTCTGGATATACACAAAGATCGTAAAGCCAGTTAGTCTTTTTTCCAACTCTCTGAACCAAACCAAAACTATGCTTCATTGAATCTGGTGCAATATTTGTTCTTAAAAATATACTTAACCCCACAATATTTAGCTCGGTTGATGTTTCGTAAATCGGAGCTCCTGAAAATTTATAAAGCGATAGACTATTTATTTCTCTCGCCATCTTAACTGGGGACTCAAAATATTTTGGAGCCTCCAGTATTCTTTTCCCCTCATCAAGGTCTCCAAAGCACCTATTCCCACTCATGCGCTTCTCCAAAATTATTTCCGAACTGTTATAAAGTACTGTGTCGGGTTCACAGTTTTATTATTCAGAATACTTTTCTAAAAACTCATCTATCCAACCTTGCGCAGCGTCAATGTTTGTGATGTCAGCCAGTTTTAAATTTGTGTTTTCTGCTTCATTAACACCTTCAATGATCACCTCAAAGATATTAGCCTCAGCAATCACTTCCCGTGCCATCTCAGAAGCATCATAGCTTTGCTTGGCTTTTTTAAGTCCTGCAATTTGCTTATCAATTCCTTCGCCAATTTTCCCAAGTGCCTGTTTAAATTCTTGTTTGTTAATAGACAAGGCAGTTTTTGTTTTGTTAAGTGTTCCTATCATTGCACTCTCATTTTTAAAAAAAATTTTATTAACCGGCTCGCCAAAACTGATGACCCATAACTTTAAAATTTAGTCCATTTTGCTCAGTAACTTCACGATCCCTATACTTAGAGTTAAGGCTATGAAGAATTAATTTTCCACCTTCTTCTTTGAATATCTGCTTGATCATCCCTTCGCCTTCAAAGTAAACAGCATAGATCTCACCATCAATTATTTCAGTTTGCGATATATCAATACCCACAAGATCCTCATCTTTGATAAAGTCGGTCATACTGTCGCCCTTAGCTTTGATAATTCGCATGCTATCAGGATGCACATGCTTCTTTTTGAAGAAGTTGGGCGGGAATGGCTGTTTGCCATTTATAACATCAAAATGAAACTCAATCGCCTCGCCAGTGCCGCAAGAAAAACTCGCCTCAACAACATCAATCCAGATAAACCCATCATCCTCAGAGTATTCAGCAACAATTGGGCGCTGAATGTCATTTGCATCAAACGACGATTCATCTTTCTTTGAAAGATTATGTTTATCCATAAATTCTTGCATGTTGAAATTGGTTAAATTCTGATTTTTTTTGCCATTTAAAAGCCAGCCAGCATCAACTTCTAGTAATTCAGCTAACTTATCTAAAGTTTCTTTGCCGATCTGCCCCTTTTTCCATTTAGCTGGCGCTTGTGGGCTTAAACCAATCGATGTGGCAGCTTTCGACCAAGACAACTTCTTTGCTTTTAGAGCATCCTGAATGCGCTCAACCATTGTACTCATAACTTTCATCGCGTGAAACCTTTGGTTAAATTCTCGTATAAAAAACATAAAAATGTAAGCAACCATCGGTTGAAATAAATTTTAACTCATGGTTTAATAAAAATATTAATTAGGTTTAAACAAGGTTTAAGATATGAATCCTATTCAACAAGCCATTGATGCTGTTGGTGGGCGAACCAACGCAGCATCTTTACTTGGAATCTCCTACGTGGCGGTAAGAAAGATGGCAGAGAAAGGGGTTCTGCCACGCACTGACTACACAGGTGAAACCCATTACGCACAAATCCTTGCAGATCACAGCAATGGAAAAGTGACTCAAGAATGGTTGCTCGATAAAGCAAATCCAAAACATTTAGCGGCATAAGGACACATAAATGAGTCTCGAAAAAAAATC